CTCCGATCCGTTTAAGCCGGCAGAGAATGTCAAAGTCACGACTGCACAATATGTCGTGTTTGACATTCCTCCTGCTGGCTATACGAATACGGAGCTCATGGCAGTATGGACAGGATTTAAAACCCTGTTCACTGCCTCTTCGGATGCGGCCATCACCAAGTTGCTTGGCGGTGAGTCGTAGCGAGCATCGGGAGACACTAGAGGACTCTCAATCGGTTACGTCGACCGGTAATCCAGCCGGTAAGCGTTATTCGATTGGGAAATTCCTGGACGTGTTTTCCGGTGGCCACGTAGATCCGGAGTACAACGAGTTTACGATCCATGTTAGGATCAGCTATAAAACGCTGACCTTCGTGGTTCTTACGCTCGTTGGCGCTCTTAGGATCTCAGACCTCATCTTTCACTAAAACCCCGGAAGGGGAATTAGTGTAAGTGAGTAGGCTTGCACATGAGAATGTGCTCACTCGGTGGTGATTAGTTGGTGTAACCTTTTCTATAGGAGGACTCACAATGTCCAGCCACCTTGGTTTCCCGGAGTTGACACCACTTGCTTTGTTACAAGTGCATGTCTTCACTAGGATTCCTTGGTGGTGTTCTGTGGAGGACGCCATAGACCTGGTTTCCAGGTGTGTGACTATCCCCGCAGAACTTGGATGTTTGTTAGTCGATCTCCATGCCACGGATAAAACTGTGGCACAATATAGAGAGTGGTTACTTGACACAGTCAGTTTTCTGTACTGTGACAACTAATCTGTGAACGACATAGGCTATGGATCTTGTTACCCCCTGTACAGGAGGGCAAGTGAAAAGCCTTATGTCACTCTGGTCCTGTGTTGCAGAGGAATCTGCAACACTATGCTGCACTAGCGCCAGTAGAGACATTAATACCGTCTCTACTCGGATCGAACATGAGGGGTTATCGTTTTTAACGATAACCCTACCAAGCCTTGGAAAGTCCATCCAAAAATGGATTGACCAAGGCGAGGTCGGGATCAACTCCTCGTTCACTTGTGGACGAGGAGGAAGGCTCCCCCGATTTCTCGAGGGTTACTTCTCCCGTGTGTTCGACCGGTATAGTGGCTTGTTGCTTGATGAGCCCTGTATTGCCTCAATTCAAGCCTTACGTCAGTTGACACTGATGTTTGGCAAGATTGAGCTTCCTTGCAGTGATGTAAGGAAGCGAAAAGCAATACAGAACTATGTCAAGTGTGAGCAGGATGTCCGTGAATTCGACTCGAAGCTTAGCGAGAGAGATCTCGCTGACTTCGTCGAAATGTCGAATTTGCTGTTTGGAAGGGTCTTTACCCAGGTAGACAGGGATGTCTACTATGGAAGGATCGTTCCTAAGCATGGTCCAGGATCAACCGCTGATGGACTTTTGGGAAACCAAAAGTTTAATCAATCGGTCTGGACCACACGTCTCGATTCCATCTTTCCGATGGGCGATTATGTTCTTCCTAACTGGCGTTTTGCCAGTGATTTGGAAGATCATGACATCCTCGAACCTGGTTCGGAAGTCCCTGTAAAGGTGACTCTCGTTCCTAAGACGCAAAAGACACCTCGAGTGATTGCTATGGAGCCGACCTGCATGCAATATATGCAGCAAGGTATCCTCCGCAGTTTTCTCGAGTTCTTCTATCAGGATGACTTCCTGACGAAGATCATCGGATTTAACG